GTGTGGGGCTTCGTGGCGTACGCCACACGCGGAACGAAGATCCCCAAGGGCACCCGCATCGCCCAGTTCATGCCCGTGAGGATGTTCGGCGACCTGGACTTTGCCGTGGTGGACTCGATGCCATACCCCGACCGCGGCGGCTACGGCAGCACGGGCGAGAGGAGCGCAGGAGCGAGCATGGCAGAAGGGCGCACGTTCCGCGACGCGAACGGCCTGGAGCTGCACGTCGGGGACTACGTGATCGACGAGCTCGGCGAGTGCTTCTGCGTCATGGGCCTTCACGAGGGCGACGGCGCAGCGGCGGCATACGCAGACCTCGGCAACAGCAGGACGTCGCTTGAGGTTGCCCCCTGCCTGAGCCTCAGGCTCGACGAGCGCCCGCACGACTGCGACGGCGTGCCCATCGAGGTCGGTGACGTGCTCTACGGGATGGATGGCAGCGGTAGGCCAGCGCATTGGTTCGAGCCTGTAACGGTTGTCGAGACATCGGAAAACGGCGGCTTCAGGGGAGACAGGGAGCCTACGTTCTGGCGCATCGCCAGGATCTACACTCATCGCGAGCCTGACAGCTTCGAGTTAATCGCCAGGGAATCGGAAATGGACGCGTACTCATACTGCGAGGAGTACGGGATCGCATGCGGCGATGATGATTGCCCAGCGGAATACTCCATGCATTCTGACCTGGTGCGCCGCATGAGGGCGGTGGCTGCACGTGGTTAGCGATGAGGAGCGCCAGGCGCTGCGCAAGGCAATAACCGAAGAGACGGAGGAGAGACGATGATGAAGGCAATGATCAGCCAGCCGATGGCTGGCAAGACTGACGGCGAGATCGCGGAGACCCGCGAGAGGGCGAAGGCCAAGCTGGAGGAGATGGGCTACGAGTTCGTGAACACCCTGTTCTCCGATGAATGGTATAGCGACGAGGCCATGAAGGAGCGTGGCGTGGTGCAGGTTCCGCTGTGCTACCTCGCCAAGTCGCTTGAGAACATGAGCCTGTGCCATGCGGCCTACTTCGCGAAGGGCTGGGAGGACGCCCGCGGATGCCGCATCGAGCACGACGCAGCCGTCGCGTACGGGCTGGAGGTGCTGTATGAGTATTAGCGACGAAGATCGCCGCGAAATCGCGGGAAAGTTGCGCAGCCTTGACGAGCGCGTCGAAGGAATGCCGCTCATGTGCACCAAGCAGGAACACAATCCAATGGCGCTCAGAGCAATCCGCGCGGTTGTCGGCAAGGGAGACATATTTCATCTGCTTGCTGACCTCATCGAGCCTCAGCCTATCGACGGCAACACATCAGACGGATACCACACATTCAACGAGCTTTACCACCATCGAGCCGTGTTGTTTTCTGTCATTGTAAAGAATTTCGCAACCCGAGCCTGGAAATCGAAGCTGCACGCAGATGGCACCATGTACGAGGGGATGTTCATCGTCGGCATCGAGACTCCAGACGGGCAAGCGACGTACCACTACGACGTAGAGCCTTATTGGGATCTGTTCCGATGCAAGGAGGTGGACCGTGCGCCAGAGTGGGACGGGCACACGCCAGGCCAAGCCATTGAGCGAATCGGCAAGCTGGTCGATTGCAAAACCGACCGTCCGACCTGCCGCGATATCGGCGGCGCGGAGGTGGTCGAATGACATTTTCTGAATACATGCAGCTAAGTGAGAGGGCAGAAGCGGCTGGCATTGGTGATGACAAGTCTCTCGCTCAGTTGCTCCACTACTTGCAGTTTCAAGAAGTCGCCACTCGCAATTTTCAGGCGTACATGAACGAGATGGAAGCATGGTGCAAAAACATCTCCAATACGGTCGAATCTCGAATAAAAGAAGCGGAGAAGGTGGCCAAATGAGAGTCTACAAGTGCGACAGATGTGGGAAGTACGTCTCGCGAACGGCTAGGGATTTCTTCGTGCGCAAGCCGACGAGGGGGATTTACGAGCTGCGCAAGAATATACACCTCTGCAACGACTGCGCGAATAGCTTCCGCGAATGGTTCAGCGAGTGCGAGAAGGAGCCGAGAGGATGAACGAAATCGAGTTAAAGCCCTGCCCGTTCTGCGGGAGTGACGACGTTGTCTTCGGCGCTGGGCTAGAAGATGAGTGCTACGTGGAGTGCTGGGATTGCAGCGCCAAGGTCGAGTCATGCAACGGGCTGGAAGACGCCGTAGCGGGCTGGATTCAAACGTTGGTGGGGCTCTCCCACCAACTCCGAAGTTACTGCGAAATTACTGCGAAATTACTGCGAAAGGTGGTGGACAAATGAGCCTAACGTTTTGCCTGATGTTGCTCGCCGCCCTCGTGCTTGCCGTCGTGCTGCTGGCAGCCCTGGCGATCTACTGGCATGCGGAAGCGAGGGACTGGGCGCAGATCGCCATGCTGGCAATCGATGCAGTGGAGGACCTGGCGCGCGACAGGGACGGCAAGCTGTGAGGTGCACGGTGGACTGCCCAGCCCGCGGCAACTGCCTGGACGAGCTGCAAGCGGAATGCTGTGCGGTGTTCCGCGCCAACAGCAACGCGGGTGCCGTCCGCATAGGCAAGGCGGCGCAGTGCAGGGAGCGCGATGCCCGCAAGAAGGACGCTGCAAAGCCCATACCGGAGGCGGCTTACATGCAGCGCGTCAGGGCGATAGCCGATACCATGCCCCCATGGCTGGCAAGGGCTTACACGGCAAGCCGCCGCGAGGCGGCAGGGATAAGGGAGCTTTAGGAATGGACAACGAGACCATAAGCGAGCTTGCAGCCCATGCGCTGAGGGCGATAGCGGCGGTAACCGTCTGCGCATGCGCCGCGATAGCGGGGTGCGCGGTTGCCATGACCGTGCTCGTTTACGCGGTGAAGGCGTTTGCCTGGGCTGTTGGCATAACGCCCGCATAGACAGGCGATTACATTAGGCGGTGGCTACGGCTGCCGCCTTTTTTTGCGTGTGACGGCACCAAGACAATGGGAGCATGTCGAAGGAGAAATGCACAGAGGACTTCATCGCCAACGCGGTGAAGCTGATGAACAGCGGGGCGCAGGGCAAGGACATCGCCCTGGCCCTCGGCGTGCGCGCCTCCACCCTCTCGACCTGGCTCAACCACCCGAGGACGGACAACCAGAAGAAACTGTCCGAAGCGATGAAAAAAGCCGAGGTAAACCGCACCACGGCGATGATCAACGCCGTAATGAAGGCTGGCATGACCAAGGACTGGAAGGCCGCGGCCTGGTGGCTGGAGCGCAACAAGCCGATGGAGTACAGCCTTAGCAACGCCCGCATGCAGCGCCTGATAGAGCAGCACGAGGCCGAGAACCCGCGCCCTGTGCTGGACACCGCGCAGCTGGTTCCCCCGGTCTACTGGGACGTTGGGCGCGACATCATGCAGGGCGGGCACTCCACCTACGAGGCGCGCGGCGGGCGCGGCGGCCTGAAAACATCCATGTTCACGCTGGCTGCGGTGATGCTGATGCTGAACGACCCAAAGATGTGCGGGGTCGGGTTCCGGCAGGTTAGCGCCACTATCCGCGACTCCATCATGGCGGCCTTCATCAGCAGCATCCGCCGCCTTGGGGTGGAGCACGACTTCACCTGGACCTTCAACCCGATGGAGATCACGCGCAAGAGCACTGGCCAGGTGGTCATGTTCCGAGGCTTGGACGACCCAGAGAAGACCAAGTCCCTGCAGCTCCGCGACCCCGACATGTACATCGGGTTCGCGGTCTGGGAGGAGTTCAACCAGTTCAAGGGGATGGCACCCGTTCGCAAGGCCGAGCAGACCGTCAAGCGCGGCGCTGCGCCCCTGTTCCGAACCTTCCGCATGTGGAACACGCACCCCGACTGCGAGCACTGGAGCAACGCCCATTTCGAGGAATCCATGGAGGATCCCGACACCTACGCGCTGCAGGTCAACTACGACCAGGTGCCGCCCGAATGGCTGGGCGAGGGCTTCCTGCGCGATGCGGAGAAGCTGAAAGCCACAAACCTAGAAGCCTACATGAACGAATACCAAGGCAAGACCACCAAGCTCACTGGCCGCGTGTTCGGCAACGTCGAGGACAGGGAGCTGGCACCTGGCGAGGAGCGCGGATTCAAGTGGGTGCGCAACGGCATCGACTGGGGCTTCATGCAGGACCCGTTCGTGTTCCTGCGCGTGGCGTACGACCGCAAGGCCGACGAGCTGTTCGTGTTCGACGAGATCTACAACACCGAGGTCCTGGACGCGCCGAACATCGCCGAGGTGCGCCGCAGGCTGGCGGAGCGGGACGCGCAGGGCAACCTGCGCCTCGGCCCCGATGGCGAGCCGGTCACGCTGCGCAACAAGCCAGAGAACGAGATCCGCGCCGATGCCGCGGCCCCGAAGGACATAGCCACGTGGGCGAACGACGGCATGCGAATCATCGGGGCCTCCAAGCGGATTCCCGTTGCCGACGGCATCCAGTGGCTGCGCAAGCGCCGCCGCATATGCATCGACCGCAAGCGCTGCCCGTTGGCATGGGCGGAGTTCACGCGGTACCGCGCCATGGAGGACGAGGAAGGCCGCTTCCAGGGCTTCCCAGACAAGGACAACCACGCGATCGATGCCGTGCGCTACGCGGCCTTCGACCTGATAAACGACCCGAGCCTGTAGGAGGCACGAAGTGAAAGACCTGAACGCCAACGCGACGAAGTGGCTGGAATCGATCGGCTACCCAGCAGCATCGCTCACCACGCCGATGGAGGGCAAGGTGCTGGAGTGGTGGGGCTACTTCATGCAGTCCGCCAGCTTCTACACGCGAGAGGAGAAGGACGAGCACGGCGCAACCAACAAGGTGAAGGTGCGCTCCTGCACGCCAGCCGACATGGTGTGCAGCGACATGGCGGCGCTTTTGTACAACGAGAAGGCGAGCATCAGCGTGCCGTCAGGCGATGCCATGGCGGAAGCGTGGCTCGCCTCCTGGCTCGATTCCTGCAACTGGCACAACACTGCCCCGCTGGCGCTGAAGCGCATGTGCGCGACGGGCACGGCGGCCTGGGCGCTGCACATCGAGGGGGCCAACCGCGTGGGCCAGTCCGACAGGCTGCGCGTGACCCCCGTGCGCTACGATGCGCGCTCAATCATCCCGCTTCGATGGGACGGCGTTCGGTGCTCCGACTGCGCGTTCATCGGCACCATGTGGCTGAAAGGCAGGCGATGCACGCAGATCGAGGTTCACCGCCCAGATTCCGCAACGGGAAGCTACCAGGTGTTCTGCGCCTTCTTCGACGATAGAGGCGAGCAGTTCGAGCCAGGCGGGTTCCTGCAGGCAACCGAGGCGCTGGACACCAAGCAGCCGAAGCCCACCTTCCAGCTGATCCGCCTGGCGGACGACAACCCGTACTGGGACTACTCCCCCATGGGAGTTTCCCTGTTCGACAAGGCAATCGATGCCATCGAGACGGTTGATTTGGCGTTCGACAGCATCGGCAACGACCTTTTCCTCGGCCGCAAGATGGTGATACTCCCCGAGAACATGCTGCACCGCAACGAGGCGGGGCGCCTGGAGATCCCGCACATGAACGGCCAGCAGTTCTTCGTGGCAACGGAATCGAACGTGTACGACGGCAACGCCGCCATCTTCGAGTACAACCCATCGCTGAGAGCAGAGGAGAACCGCCAGATGCTTGCCACCGCTTTGCAGGTGCTCGGCAAGCGCATAGGCTTCGGCACCAAGGCGTACGCCCTGGACGCGTCGGGCAGCATCACCACCGCAAAGGAGGTTGCATCCGACAACGCCGAGATGATGCGCACGGTTCGCCGCCACGAGCACGTAATAGAGCCCGCCATATCCGACATAATCGAGGCGGCCGCCAACACGTGCCGCACGCTCGGAACCGCCAGCATCCCCGACATGACTGGCCAGGTGCAGGTCGTAATGGGCGACAACATCATGGACGACGACGACACCCTGCGCGAGCGCGACCGCGCGGACGTTGCCGCTGGCCTCCTGGAGCCGTGGCGCTACATGGTGCGCTGGCAGGGCTACACCGAGGAGGACGCGAAGGCCGCCACATCGGCAACCGCAGGCGTTCCGTTCGAGGTGTAGGCCGTGGCGCTGTCCGAATCCGACATCGACAAGGCCGTGGAGGCCGTCCTGCACGGAGCGGAGGAGCGCTACGCGGGCGAGCTGGCGGACATAACCGCGGAGCTTGGCAAGCGGGCGGCAGAGGGCGGCTGGGACGCTTCCGAGCTTGCGCAGCTCGCCGCCGAGTTCGAGCAGCGGGCGAACGATGCCGCCGCCGAATACTCCCCGAGCATCCGCAGCGAAGCCCAGGAAGTCGTGGCCGATGCCGTGGCCGAATCGGCGCTTGCCGAGTTGGCGATGCTCGCGGCCCTCACAGCCGCGCACAAGGCAGCCAAGGGCACCAGGAAGGCAGCAGCAGCCGCGATAGGGTACGCCGCCAGTGCCAATGCCCCGAGGCTCGACGAAGCCGCGCAGAAGGCGGCAGAGAAGCGCGTGCGGGCCATCGCCGACTACGCCGCCAAGGGCGTTTCCGATGCCCTGGCGCGCCAGAACCTCTCCATGACGGCGACCGCCGCTAGGGCTTGGCGTGAAGCCGCGCAGAGGGCGGCGCTCGACAGCCTGGCTGGCAACCTCCCGCAGGATGCGGCGATAGAGCGCGCATACCGCGAGCTGGGCGGCTCCTTCCGCGTGCAGCACGCAAGCGGCCGCCGCGATTCCGTTGACGTTGCGCTCCGCCGCATGATGGCCACCGAGCTTAGCCAGGCAAGCGGCAGGGCGACGCTCGCCAACCTGGACGCTGCTGGATGGCAGCTCGCCCACACCGATGCCCACTACGGGGCAAGGCCCAGCCACGCGGAGTGGCAGGGAAAGCCGTTCGGCGTGAACGGCCCCGTTGTCGTCGACGGAGTGGAGTACCCGGGCATGGCGGAGCTTACTGGCTACGGCACCGCCACGGGGCTGAAGGGCGTCAACTGCCGCCACACCATCGAGATCTACGTGCCTGGGGAGACCGAGCCGCCAGACACCGAGTTCAAGGAGGATTCCGCGCTTCACAACGGCATGACCTCGGAGGAGTACTACCAGGCCGTGCAGGGGCAGCGCGCCCTGGAGCGCGCGGTGCGCGGCACGCGCTACCAGGTGGCCATGATGGAGAAGATGGGCATGGGGCTGGAGCACCCGTCCTACGTGCAGAAGCGCCTGGAGCTGGGCAACTGGCAGGCCAAGCTCGCCAAGCACTGCAAGGCCAACAACCTCACGCGCATACCTAGCCGCGAGCAGGCTTACGGCATCGGGAAGCAGCCGCGCGGGCTGAGAAAGCAGCAGGATACCTTCACCGCGTCGTCGATCCGAACGAGAAGCGGGTTCGCGAAATCGAACTGGAGCTTCCAGAGGGAGTACGGCGCGCTTTACAACAAGCGCGGCCAGCTCGTGAGCGATGTGTTCGAGGGAAGGGCTGGAGCAGTCACGTTCTGGTTGCCGAAGGGCGAGAGCTGGGAGAACGTCCGCCCGGTCCACACGCACAACGGCACGTTCGGCGGAACTTTCTCCGTTGGCGGCAACGGAAGCGGCGACATTTACCACCTGACCAAGGCGAACACGCTCGGATACGATGCGATATGCAACGAGGGCAGATACACCATAGACAGAACCGAGAAGTCGCGGCCTGAGGAGTTCTACGAAGCGGCGAAAGCGGCTGAAATCGGAGCAAGGGAAAAAGCAATCGATGCCGTTGGGAACGAATGGCTCAAGTCTGGGAAATCAATCATGAACGGCAGCACATGGGAAGAGCTGGAAGAAGACGAACGCAAAGCTGCAAGCGATATAATGGACAAGTGGTTCAAGGAAAACGCGGATAAATTCGGCTACAGATACAGGTTCACGCGAAGGAAGGGGAACTAACATGGTGCAAAGATCATACAAATCCGCCCCTATCCAAGTCGAAACAAGCCTTACAAGGCTAGTCGAGATAGCCATGAGGAAATACGGGTGCACAGAGGAAGAGGCCGCGCGCAGGTGGTTCGGTAATTCCGAGTATTACGGCAAGTGGCTCGAAGAGAAGAAGGCAGCGAATGCGTAGGGACATGGACATAGTCCGCGACCTGCTGAAGCTTTCGGCAGCCACCAGCGCCCCGCGCGTCGATGCCTATTCCCTGGCAAGCCCATCGCGCTCGCGCGAGCTAATCGCCTACCATGTGCGCATCATGACGCAGGCTGGCTTGGTTGACAGCTACGTGAAGCCAGACGACCAGCCAGCCCCGGCATCGTGCTTCATAAAGTCGCTCACCTGGGAAGGAAACGACTTCCTTGATTCAGTGGAATCCGACACCGTTTGGAGCAAGGTGAAGGCAAGGCTCGCCGAGAACGTCGGGAGCGCCAGCTTCGACGTGATAAAGGCCGTTGCGAAGTCCGTTCTGCTGACGCAGCTAGGGCTGATCGTGTAAAGAGGAAACGAAACGAAACCCCGCTTCGGCGGGGTTTTCCTTTCCCTGTGACGCGCCCCGTATCCTTTCGGTACACCAACCAACGAAAGGAGAATCACCATGGGAAAACTGACACCATCCAAAGAGCTGCGCACCGTCTACAAGGTGCTGAAGCGCATCCATGCGGCAGAGCAGCTGGAGGAGACCGACCCGGGCATGTTCGCGCCCGAGGTTTTCGACATCGATGCAGCGCAGCGCGACAGGATCATGGCGATGCTGCAGGCCGAGGGGCTTATCGACGGAGTCATCGTGCGCAAGTACGTGGGCCAGCGCCGCGAAACCGTGCTGATCGACTGGCAGGCGCTGGAAGTCACGCTGAAGGGCCTGCAGTACCTGGAGGAGAACAGCGCCATGCGCAGGGCCGCAGATGAAGCCAAGGGCATCATGGGCGCGATCCGCCAGTAGCAGCACGAGACAGCCAAGCGAAAGGAACCGAGATGGGCGCTGACCTCAACACCGTTCTGTACAAGATCCTGCGATATGCGAACAAATGCCTGGAAGAGGGCGTGGAGCCCGACCTGGGAATCATGCGCGAGGTTGCCGACACCAACGAGCTGATGTTCTCCACGGCCTTGGAGCAGGCTTCGAAGCTCGGGCTGCTGGAGGGCGTTGTCGTGCGCAACTACGTTAGCGGCAACGGCAAGCCAGTTGTTTTCTCCCGGCACATGCACATCACCGTGGACGGCACCACGTACCTGGACGACAACTCCAAGATGAGGGAGGTGGCTGGCATCATGTCGGGAGTGTTCGAATCTTCCCTCTCCGGCTTCGTGTCCAACACCATCCTCCTGTCGATGGGTATCAGCTAGAACCCGCCGAAAGTCCCCGAAATCGGCACTCTCGCGCCCGTTTTTGCGGCTACAGCCCGTTTTTCGGGGCTGGAGTTGCACGTTTTGGGGCGTTTCGGGAAGGGGGTCGCGAAACGCTACCCCCTTCGTAACTGCAAATTTTTCGGCTGGAATATGGAGAAATTCGCTCGTATCTCGTTCGCCTACTGTACTTAATGGTATATTAAGGGTACAGGGAGGTGAACGTATGAGATATCCAGCTCAAGACAGATACGATGCGAAAAACTTGCTCCGTGTAAGTGTCGCATTCAACAGGAAAACCGAACCAGAAATCACAGCGAGAATTGAGCAGGAAGAGAACAAGGCAAAGTTCTTGAAAAGCCTTGTTCGCGAACAAATCGAGAGAGAAAAAGAAGAAAAGTAAATGAAGGTGCCCCCAGAAAGGAGGTTGCATAATGCAACCGAACGAAATTGTATCATTCGACAACCCGGAGTTCGGGCAGGTTCGCGCCGTTGAGGTTGACGGCAAGCCCATCTTCTGCGCGAAAGACATCGCAAAAGCGCTCGACTATTCCGACACCAAGAACGCAATCAAGCTCCATTGCAAGGGGGTGGCATTTTACCACCCCCTTGAAACAGCAGGTGGGACGCAGAAAATGCGCTTCATAACCGAGCCTGACGTTTACCGACTGATCACGCACTCCAAGCTCCCCAACGCCCAGCGCTTCGAAGCCTGGGTGTTCGAGGAGGTGCTGCCATCCATCTGCCGCACGGGCGGGTACGTCGCCGCCAAGCCCGACGAGTCCCCCGAGGAGATCATGGCCCGCGCCGTGCTGGTGGCGCAGGAGACGATCGAGCGCCAGAAGCGGCAGCTCGACGAGATGAAGCCGAAGGCCGTGTTCGCCGATGCCGTCGCCACCTCCAAAACGTCGATCCTGATCGGAGACTTGGCGAAGATCCTGAAGCAGAACGGCGTGGACATGGGGCAGCGCCGCCTTTTCGAGTGGATGCGCCAGCGCGGCTACCTTATGAGGGCCAACGGAAGCTCGCACAACATGCCGACGCAGCGCAGCATGGAACGCGGCTGGTTCGAGATCAAGGAAACGTCCATCACCCACAGCGACGGCCACATAACCGTGCAGAGGACCCCGAAGGTGACGGGCAAGGGCCAGCAGTACTTCATCAACCTCTTTCTGAACGGAGCAGCGTAATGAGCAAGCAGATAAACAACCAGGCAATGGACAACCTCGTGGCCGTCGAGCTGAAGCTGAAGGGGCTGCAGGAGGTGATGCTCGCGCTCGCCGAGTCGCCCGTGAGCCTGGAGAACGCGCCGCACTTCATGTACTACGCGGTGAGCGACATAGCCGAGGACATGACCGAAGCGCTAGATTCCATACTTGGACGAAAAGCCGAATAGCGGCAACGCAACCGAAGCCCCGCCATGTGCGGGGCTTTTTTTCGCCCTGTGACACCTCCAGCACAATCGCAGCATCGCGCGCAGCGGCGGACGGCTGCAACCGCACGCCCCAAGCGGAAGAGGGCACCGAGCGCGCAGTGAAGCGCGGAAAAAACGCCGATAGAGAGGAACTTACGGCATGGCAAACGGCAACGACCCAGAACCCAAGCAAGGCAACGGCAACGACCCAGAACCCAAGGGCGGCGAACCCAAGGGCACGCCAAGCGACGAGCAGAAGATGAAGCGCCTTGAACAGCAGGTTGAAGCGCTCAAAACCCAGCTCTCAGAAGCCCAGCAGCAGGTTACCGACCTCACCGACAACCTCGACAAAGCGCTTACCGAGGATGACGTGAAGGCCGCCGTGGAAGCGGCGAAGGCCGAGGCGGAGAAGGCGCAGCAGGAGCTTGCGGCAAGCGCAAGCGACCGAGAGAAGCGCCTAACGGTCGAGAACGAGCTGATCAAGGCGAACTGCATCGACACCGCGGGGGCCATGGCCCACATCGACATGGGCGGCGTCGAGATCGCCAAGGACGGCCACGTGAGCGGCTTGGACGTGTCCAAGCTCGCCGAGGACTACGCCCACCTGTTCCAGCAGCCCAACACCTCCAGCGTTTCCAGCGCAGGAACGCCAGCAGGAGCGGGCAAGAAAATGACGAAAGAGGAGATCATGGCCATCAAGAACCCGCAGAAGCGGCACCAGGCCATCGAAGACAACTACGAGCTATTCGACTAAGGAGCCGAACATGGCTAAAAACCAATTCCTGACCAAGGCGGTAGACGCTGACTTCGCTACCACCTTCGAGCTGAAGGCCAACAAGCTCATCGAGATGCTTGGGGTAACCCAGGCGATCACAGCTGGCCCAAAGGAGACGCTGTCCCAGTACAAGCTCACTGGAGAGCTGTCCACCGACCCCTACGTCAAGGGCAACGAGATCCCAACCACCGAGTACAACCGCGAGAAGGTGCGCGACTTCGCCATCACGCTGGACTACTACCACACGAAGACGTACCTGGAGGACATCATCACCAAGGGCTACGACCAGGCCGTGACCGAATCCGACGAGCGCTTGATCAACCAGATCCAGTCAAAGATCAAGAAGAAGATGATCACGGCGCTCGGCACAGGCACCGGCACGGCCGAGGGCACCGACTTCGTCAAGTGCGCATCCAATGCATGGGCGAAGCTGAAGAACGCCTCCGAGGACTACGGCGACACGACCGCGCTGTTCTTCGCGAACCCGATCGACTTTGCCGAGACAATCGCAAACTCCGAGGTGTTCGCGGCGTTCGGCCTGCAGTACATCACCAACTGGGCTGGCCTCGGAAACCTCATCTTCACCAACGCGGTGCCCGCTGGCTCCATCTACTGCACGGCCTCCGGCAACATCAAGGTGCATTACATCCCAGCATCCAGAGCGAAGCTTCCCGACATCGACCTGAAGACCGATGAGACTGGCTACATCGCCGTGTGCCACCAGTCCACGCTGGTCAAGGCCGCATACGACACCGTGGCCATCTCGGGCATCGAGATCTTCCCCGAGATCGTGGACCTCGTGTTCAAGGGCACCATCAAGGCCGCCGCAGCGCAGGCCAGCACCAAGGGCTAGCCGATGGCGGCGCTAAAGCCGACATACAGCGAGTACGTCAGCTTCGGCGGCGCTTGTGGGGAGGACGGGTTCGATTCCGCCCTCCCCTCTGCTTATGCGCAGGCGAAGCAGCGCTGCTGTATGCATGACCTGGGAAACATCACAGAAGACGAGGCGACCGCCTTCCGCCGTGCGGTGTGCGCCGCAATCGACGCTATAGAGGGCGAGACCCCTGGCGCGGCCAGCTACACGGCTGGCGGCATATCGGTGAGCTTCGGGCAGTCGGAGACGCGCAGGCGCACGGTTGCCGCGGCGATCGAGCGCGAGCTTAGCGGCACCAGCCTTATGGAGGTCGGGATCTGATGATCTACAACACGTCAATCACCGTATGGAAGCCGCAGGAAGACGGCAGGAGGGTTTCCTGGAAGCGCTACGTCTTCTCGCCCGCAAGGCTGGAGGCCACCGAGGGGGCGACTGCCTCCGCCGACGGCGACCAGAGCGCGCGCACCGCAACGCTTTACATGCCGCACCCGATCGGCGCGAAGCTCTCGCGCAAGGACAAGGTGATGCCAGGCGTTTGCGGCTCCCCCGTCCCGCCCAGCCAGGCGCTCACGGTGCAGACCGTCGCGGCGCTGCGCATCGGGCGCAGCGCCCACCACTACGAGCTGACGCTGGCATGAGCGAGTTCCGCGTCAAGAGCGTAGACGTTTCGCGGGCGCTGGCGAAGTCCACCAGGGTTAAGACCGAGGCGGCGCGCGCCTACGCCCTTGCGGCGAAGGACGATTCCAACAGGATGGCACCGTTCCTGACGGGCGCTCTCCGCCAAAGCGGCCAGGTGAAGGCCGCCAACGGCAAGGCGGAGCTGTCGTGGGGCGGTGGCGGCGTTCGGTACGCGCGCCCGCAGTACTACGCGCAATCTGGCTGGCAGTACACAACCGCGGGCACTGGGCCGCGCTGGTTCGACAAGGCGAAGGCAAACAGAGCGGCGGCATGGCTGCGCGCCGCCCAGACCATCGTAAGGAGCAGTTTCAATGACTAACGGACACGACCAGCACCTGGCAACGCAGGTGCTCGACCTGATGGAAGAGGTCGTTGCGGGCGTCGATGCCGACATTCCCGTGCGCTTCGAGGAGCTTTCGGCGGAGCCTGGCAAGCTCCCCCGCATGATGCTGCAGCTGAAGGACGGCGGCGGGGAGGAGAGCCGCTACATCAGCGGCGAGGTCCTTTGCCCGATGCCGTTCAACCTCACGCTGCGCATCGCCGCCAACGACCAGCAGGAGCGCCTTGACGCTGCCGAGGTGCTTTCCAAGGTCGCAAGCGGCTTCCTTGACGCTTGCGTGGTGCTTGATGGCTACGTGGCCTACAAGCGCCCAACGGCTGGCGTCCCCTACTGTCTCGGGAGAGCGGAGGCGTTCGAGGACTGGCAGGTCTCGTTCGACCTGAAGTACAAGCGCACGGCGACATGGTGACGCAGGCACCACAATGCAACCAACGAACACGAGCATGAAGGGAGCCTAAATGGCTGACATCACCACCGCAGAGGTACCGATCTGGGGCGACGAGCTGCAGGATTGGATGAACATCGGCGATTCGACCACGCCCAACTGGGTCAACGTGACGAACCTGCTCTCCTGGGAGTTCAGCGACGACGCTAACACCTACGAGCCAGAGTACATCGACACGAAGCGCCGACCGAAGTACACGCTCTCGAAGAGCGCTTCCATCGACTACGAGAAGGACATGTACCGCAACAACGCCCTCGATACCTTCCTCGCATCGCACGAGGACGACACCAACGTGCCGGTCGAGGTTTGCCGCGTGCGCACGTGGGAGAAGGCAGCAGGCTCCTCTGGCGGCCTCGTCGCCAAGAAGGCGGCGTTCCTGCTCACGCCGAACCAGCTGGACAAGAACACCGCGGGCGAGCCCATCAAGCTGAAGGGCACCCTCTCCATGAGCGACAACGACTGGACGCAGGGCACCTGGAGCGCGGGCAAGTTCACCGCCGCAACCGCCTAGCGCAGGGCATGCAACAGACATAGACATTTCCACTAACCAAGCCTCGGCGGGCTTTACTACCTTTCACCGCTGGGGCTTCGGCTTTTTCAGGAGGCAAACAATGGCTTTTACTTTCAAGGAACGCGATATCCGCGTGGCGATCGGTAACAACTGGTATGTGATCCACATGGGCAACGCCTCGATGCTAGACGCCGTGGCGAAGGCGAAGAAGGCGCTCAACGACCTCGACATCAACGAATCAGGAGACTGCCCAGCCCGCACGGTGTCGGGGCTTCTGCGCGATTACGTGGGGGCGGTGCTTGGCACTGATGCGCAGAATGCCATCTTCGAGAGCCGCGAGCCTAATCCCCTTGACGAGCTGGAGCTTGCGGCTTTCCTTGTCGAGACGATGGAGGCCGAGGGCGCTAAAACCGACAGTGACGGATTGGTGAAAATGGCTAGCGACATTGGGATCGAGTCTAGCGGCTTGATCGGATACATGCAGGGGCTTAACACCCTGTAGCGGCTAGCAAAGGAGCAGACGATGGGATTTGAGTTCAAGAACCGCAAGACCACGGTAGAGGTTTGCGGCAAGACCTACGTGATCGAGAAGGGCAACGTTGACGTTGCCCAGCGCGTTGACGCGATGCAGAAGCGCATGGCCAACATGACCGAATCGGAGCTGAACAGCCCAGATGCAATGAAGAAGGTTTCCGATGCCCTGCGCGACCTTGTGGGCGCGCTGCTCGGCAAGAAGGCGCAGGAGGAGATCTTCGAGGGGCGCAACCCGAACATCCTCGACGAGATCGAGCTTCTAACCTACCTCCTGGACGAGCTGAACAGCATCGAGTCCGATGGCATAGACGACGTTCTGGCCCGCCTGGACGTTTCCGTGAAGCGGAGCAAGTAGATGGCAGGCGCTCTCACTGGGGGCTTGCCCGATTCCGTCGAGGTCTCGGGCAAGCCCCTTCGCGTTTACACCGACTGGCGCACATGGGTTGACGTGTGGCGCATAGCCGACAACCCCAGCGCCGAAGCTTCCGACCGCGTGATAGGCGTTCTGGCTCTCGCCTACCCCAACGAAGGCACCAGCCCAACGCCGTTCGAGGAAGCCATGGGAAGCCCTGTGGAAGCCGTGACGGCCGCAATCGGCTTCCTGGAGCGCAAGCGCCCAGGCATGGCGCAGCGCCCGCAGACGGCGCGCGAGAGGCGGCTTTCGAGGAAGCGGCTGCTTGATTGGGACTACGACGGCGAGCGCATAGCCGCCGACTTCCAGCGCGAGTACGGGATCGACCTCACGGACGAGGCGACGGGCATGCACTGGTGGCGGTTCATGGCGCTGCTTGGCGGACTTGGTGACGGCTCGCAAACAATGAGGGCGATAAGCACGAGGGCGGCCGACCTCGACGACAAGCGGCTTGGCAGGGAAGAGCGCAGGGCTCTGCGAGAGCGCAAGCAAGCGTACATGCTGCCAGCGAGGACAAGGGAGGAAGCCGCCGCCAATCGCATGATACGAGGTGAGTAGCGGGTGGCAGATGGCCGCGTTGTAATAGAGATCGATGCCGATTCCTCGAAGTTCTCCGCTGCGGTGGGGAAGCTCGGCGACACAGCGAAGCAGAGCCTCGGCACCGCCATAAAGGGCTCCTTCATCGGCAACCTGCTCGCAAACGCCTTCAGCAAGGCGTCGGGCGTCATATCCAGCAGCCTTGACGGCGCGATCAGCCGCGTGGACATCCTCAACCAGTTCCCACGCGTGATGGAGCAGCTAGGCTACGGCGCAGACAGCGCCTCGGCCGCAATCGGCAAGATGAGCGACCACATCCAGGGGCTGCCCACGAAGCTAGACTCCATAGCGGGCAGCGTGCAGCGCGTCGTGCCGAAGTTCAAGGACGTTGGCAAGGCAACGGACGTCATGCTGGCGTTCAACGATGCCCTGGTTGCTGGCGGGCAGTCTTCGCAGGTGCAGGAAGCCGCGCTGGAGCAGTACGTGCAGGGCATCAGCAAGGGCAAGTTCGAGCTGGAGGAATGGCGCAGCATCCAAACCGCAATGCCAGGCCAGCTCGATGCCGTCGCGCAGTCGATGCTCGGCGCTGGCAAATCATCGAACGACCTGTACGAGGCACTGAAATCTGGCAAGGTTTCCGTTGACGACTTCGCCGACGCCTTCGTGAAGCTCGATTCCGAGGGAATCAACGGCATGGCTTCCTTCGCCGAGCAGGCGAAGACGGGCTCCGCCGGCATCGCGACCAGCATGAGCAACGCGGCAAACGCGGTTACCGTGCAGATAGCCAAGATAATCGACAAGATCAACGAGAACGGCGAGATAGCAGCTGGCTTCGATGCGATCAAGCAGGCTGTTACCGAGTTCGGCGGGGCTGCGGTCACCGCCGTCGGCTGGGTGAAGGACAACTTCGGCACGATCGCGCCGATCGTTGCGGCGGTCGGTGCGGCTTTCACCGCCCTGCAGATCGTCCCAGCCATAATGCCAGCCGTCGGCGCGGTCAAGTCGCTTGTCGCGGTGATACGCAGCGTCGGCGCGGCCTCCGTCGCGATCAAGGTGCTCGGCTCCGCTGTTGCGGCGGTCGGCGGCCCCGTAACCATCGTGATAGCCGCCATCGCGGCGCTTGTTGCCATCTTCGCCACCCTTTACGCCACGAACCAAGATTTCGCCAACGCCGTAAACGGCGCATGGGCGCAGATTCAGGCGGCTTTCACCGCGATACAGCCCTCTTTGCAAGCCCTGGGCGAGCAGTTTATGGCGCTTGGCGAGGCTATTATGCCAGCCCTTACGCAGATCGGGACGCTGATACTCGACCTTGCAACAACGCTGATCGGCACCCTTGCCCCAGTGATCCAGCAGATCGTTGAGGCCGTGACCGCCGCAATGCCCACCATTACGGCGGCTATCCAGTTCGTCGCCAACGTGTTGGCGGTGATCATCGGCGTTGTTGTGCAAGTGGTTTCCGCATTCGTCAGCTTTGGGCAGACGCTTGTTTCCGCAGCGCAGAGCGCCGCCGATTTCGTCGCAAACGTCGGCTCATTCCTAAGCGGGCTTCCTGGCGTTATATGGAGCTTCCTGACGGGCGCGCTTGGCAACGTGGCTAACTTCGTGGGGCAGATGGCTAGCAACGCCGCTAGCGCTGGCTCCCAGTTCGTCAGCAACATCGGCAGCGCCATCTCCGCGGCCCCTGGGCGCATCTGGGGCGTTTTGAGCAGCGCGATCGGCCAGGCGGCGAGCTTCGTCGGGCAGATGGCCTCCAAGGCTTCGCAGGCGGGCCAGCAGTTCGCAAGCAACATCATCAACACGCTCTCCGGCATTCCTGGGCGCGTCGCCTCCATCGGCGGGCAGATAGTGAGCGGCATCGCAAACGGCATACGCGGCGCTGCTGGTGCGGTTGTGTCTGCGCTTGGCGGCGTTGTCAACCAAGCCGTCGAGCACGCTAAGAGCATGCTGGGCATCCACTCGCCCTCGCGCGTAATGCGCGACCTGATCGGCAAGAACATCGCGCGCGGCGTTGCCGTGGGCATCGAGGACGAGACGGCAACCGCGGTTGCCGCCGTGAGGGCCATGAGCGCCCAGGTGGTGGATGCTGGCAACGCCTCCATGGAGATACCGCCTATCGAGGTCCAGAAGGCCGTCGCCGTGATGGACTCCACCACGCAGGAATCGGTGTTCGGCGATTCCTTCATGCAGGGCGTGCAGGCGATCACCGAGCGCCTCGACCTCATCTACGCGAAGCTGGACGAGATCAAGCAGGCAATACAGGAAGACAGGGAGGTGCGGATCGACAAGCGCGAGTTCGCACGCCTGGTTAGGGAGGTATAGCACCGTGGCAATCGCTATAGCCTACGAGGCAGCCAATGGGGAGCGCTTGGAGTTCGGCGGCTCCGATGAGGCGCTTCATTACTTCGAAAACGAGCTGTTCAACGCAGAATGGGGCTACACGTCCAGCAACGGGCGCGTTGGAGCGTTCCACAAGGGCGTTGGGGAACTAAAATTCAAGGTGGGAATCGCAGCGGACACCGAAGCGGAGGGCTTGGCTCTTCGCGAACGGCTCATAGAGCTTACCGAGAGGGACGTTCTCAACGGCTCTATGGGGCGGCTGGTCATAAACGGCTGGTACCTTCCCTGTTTCGTGTACGGGCGCAGCTACGGCGAGTGGTGGCACGGCGGGCGCTTTCTAGAGTGCGAGCTTCTTATAGTGTGCGAGGGTCGCACATGGTACCGCGACAACTTCAAGCATTTCTATGCCAAAGATGAAGGCTCTAGCGGCTACGGGCTCAACCATCCGTATGACTTCCCGCACGATTACGGAACCTCTCCAATGACCGAGGCGAGCATTACCAACGCCTCCCTCAGCCCATCAAACGCCTTAATTCGCTTCTATGGCGCTTGCTCTGACCCGCACATCGCCATCGCCGGCAACACCTACGGCGTTTACGGCAAGTACGAGGCGGGCGGAATGGTCGAGATCGACACCAAGGCGCAGACGATAACGCGCGTAACCGCCGATGGCGTGCGCACCAACGCATTCGGCAGCCGCTATGAGGGCGGCGAAGCCTCCAACAGCTACGTATTCAAACAGGTGCCCGCTGGCGTATCCGACATCAGCGCGTCAGGCGATTTCGCGTTCGATGTTTGCGTTTACGAGCATCGCAGCGAACCAGAATGGAGCTAGCAAATGCTTTGCGTTTATGCAGACAGTAGCCTTAAAGATGTTAAGGCGGTGCGCCCTGTTTCCGCCGAGTTCGCTTTCGGAAGCGATGAGAACGACTTTCAAGCCGTTTTCAACGACGACCAAGAGCGCCTAGCCTCCCACTGCTACCTTTACATCGACGACACCGAGTGCGGCGGCATGATCGATGACGTTAAGCACGATCCCGAAAACGGCACTATGACGTACACGGGCGCAACGTGGCACGGGCTGTTGTCTTCCAAAGTCATCCAGCCAGACAGCGGCGCAGACTACTACACCGCCACAGGCGACGTTAACGCAGTGATAGGCACCGTGTTGAAGCGCGTTGGGCTTGATGGTGTGATGCAAGCCCCGGCAACAGCGGCGGGCGTTGCCGTCAGCGGCTACCGCTTCGGGCGCTACGTAACCGCCTATGACGGCTTGCGCGCCATGCTGGCAACCGTTGGGCGCACGCTCTCGATACAGTGCCTAAGCGGCACCGTGACTGTTTCAAGCGCCCCGACAAAGCGAGTTGAGACCAAGGCGGTAACCCAGCTCTTCGGCACGCCCACCAATCACCTAATCTGCCTGGGAAAAGGCGAGCTAGCCGCTCGCGTGGTCGTGCACCTTTACGCCGATGCAAGCGGCAACGTCAGCAAGAGGCAGACGCTTAAAGGCGCGTTGGAGAGATGCGATGTATACGACTACAACAACGCAGAGGCGGAAGAGCTGGAGCAGAAGGGAACCGAACGGCTGAAGGAGGCGCAGACGTTCCGCGCCGCCGAGCTGGTGGACGTTGACGGGGAGGCATTGGGCATTGACGACGTTCTAGCCGCCTACGATTCCCTTACAGGCGTTAGCGCGGAGAGCACCGTTAGCAAGGTCATAGCCTCATACGACCACCGTGGGACGCTGACGGTAACCTACAAGACAGACGACAAACAGGCTAAGACCGAGACGGATTACTAAGGGGCTGAAATGGGCATTGAATTGATCACGGGCATGGGCGGCACCAACCACGTAGACAGCGAGGACGTTGGGGCGCTAAACGCGGAGCTGATCGGCAACGGCAATTACCTGCTTAGCGGCTGCGAGGTCACAATGACCGACGCGAACACGTGCCACGTGGCGGCGGGCGAACTGCTTCTGCAAGGGCGGCATGTGCGCATCAAGGGCGCGGGCGAGGACGTGAGCATCGGCAACGGTCAGGCGGGCTATAACCAGCGTTACCTTATCTGCCTCGTCTACAGCAAGGCAACCAGCGGAATAGAGACAGTGGGGCTGCAAGCCTTCGCGGGCGCGAAGACCACGGGCACCGCGACCGATCCAGCCGTTGCCGCTGGCTCAATCCTTGGCGGCGATACCAACGTGGTTGTGCCCCTTGCACGCCTGGAGCTTACGGGGCTTAGCGTGGGAACGCCCGCCGTGATGCTCGACAGCGTGAAGGGGCTTGTTGCCCTTGGAGCCGAAACCAAGAAGCTCGGGGATTCCGTATCCC